GTGGGTTGGATGAACAATGTAAAAGATTACCAAACGAATCAGAACAAGATTATAGAAATAGATGTTTTGGTTATAACCCACTAACTCCACCACCTGCTGGATTACAAAGAATGGGTGAATCTAAAGAAAGTAAAAATATGGATAGTATAGAACAGTTAATAAGTGATATTGATAGTAAGTTGGTTGAAATGTTTATACCGAACACCAAAACAACAGAACAGATAATCAAAGAAAACATAAACGAATCTAAATTACTTCAAGAGGGTGGTGCGTATGGACATATGTCTCATCCATTTGATACTGATATCAATTTAACATTTGGACAACTTAAAGATATCGTAAATCGTGCACTCGAAGGTACACTTGAGTTCACACGAGAGAAAACAGATGGTCAAGCACTAGCTATTTCATGGAGAGATGGTAGGTTAGTAGCAGCTAGAAACAAAGGACACTTAAAGAACAGAGGTGAGAACGCTTTAGATATCAAAGGTGTATCAGATAAGTTCCAAGGTAGGGGTGGATTGAGTGATGCTTACAATTATGCAATGAAAGACCTTTCAAATGCTATCAAATCACTTAACGATAAACAAAGAGATAAGATATTCAAACAAGGTGCATGTTTTATGAACCTTGAAGTGATATACCCAACATCAGTTAATGTGATTCCTTATGGCCAGGCACTACTTGTGTTCCATGGTACTATGGAATTCAACATAGATGGTGTTGCGATTGGAGAGAATGGTGATGCGGCTAGAGTGTTAGCTGGTATGATTAAACAAGTCAACAAAGATGTACAAGATAATTACACTATTCAAGGGCCTCCTATCGTAAAATTACCAAAATCACAAGATTTATCTACTAAACGTAGTAAATACTCATCAATGATATCCAAATTACAGAAAGAATTCAGTTTAAAGGATACAGATGGTGTTGCAAACTATCACCAAGCGTGGTGGGAACAATGGGTAGATAAGAATTCTCCATCATCACTTGATAACAAAACCAAAATGGGGTTAGTTAAGAGATGGGCGTTCATGGATAAAGGATTTAGATTAGATAAAAAGAACATTACTGATGAAAAAACATTAGAATGGGCTAAGAAAACAGATAAAGATGACCAAAAGAAGATTGGTAAGAAGAACTTAATGAAGTTTGAACAGATATTCTTAGGTTTAGGTGCAGAAGTGTTAGAGTTTACCTCATCTGCATTAACAGTTAACGCTGATGGAGCAGTTCGTGATATGAAAAAACGAATTGATAAGACAATTAAAGATGTTAAGAAATCAGGTGACCCAAAAAAGATTGAAAAACTTAAATTAGAACTTGGTAGATTGAAATCTATTGGTGGTTCTAAGAAAATTGTACCAAATGAAGGTATCGTATTCTTGTATAAAGGAAATACTTTTAAACTTACAGGTACTTTCGCATCGGTAAACCAAATACTTGGTATTTTCTTCTAAAATTATCGGTTTCTTTAATTTTATATATTTATATACAACATTATAACCTAATATGTAACAATGGGTAAAGAATTCAAAAAGAAATATATGCATCCAACTCGTAGAAAGTTGGTAGATATGGTACAGAGTGGTCAGTATGATAAGAATACTACTATCGGATATGAGGGTAAGACCGAAACTCGTAAAGTTGGTGATAAGTGGGAAGATGAGCATCATAAATACGAAAAGAAAGATGGATTTATTGTAAAGACAGGAAAAAACTCTGAATCATTTCAAGAAGCTAGAAAATATTTAGAAGAAAAATCTAAATGTAAAATTTATCCGAACAAAACATATACAGCTAAAGATAAAAAATTGATTCAAAAGACTGGTTATTGCATGGATGCTTTGGTTGAAATTGAGCATGAAATAAAAACAGCTGGTATTTGGAAAGAGTATCAAGATTACAAGGTTTGGACACGAATGATTATATTTGGTAAAACAAAATTAGATTCATATAGACAATCTTTAAGTGAAGTTAAAGAAGAGTATGAAATGATTAATGACCAAGGAAAAATAACAGAAACTTGGAAATTACCTAAACCAATTGAAGAAGTTAAAGGAGAAATTCAAGAACTTATTGATTTTGGAGAAAACGAAATTAAAGAATTAGAAGAAAAAAGAATAGAGGTTTTTGATAAACTAAAAGAAGCTAAATTGGAACACTATTTATGAAAAAATATATAAAAGAAATAATAATAATTGCACTTGTAGTTATTGTCGCATTACAAAGAGGATGTGGTACTGATTATGGTGATAAAGAAATTGTAAAGGTAGATGGTAAAGATTACGAACTAATCAAACAAGAAACTGATACAATTTACATTGAAAAAGAAGTTAAAGTAACAAAGTATGTACCAAAGTACATTACAAAAGAAATAATAAAAGAAGTTGAAATACCAGCGAATGTAGATTCACTTGCTATCATCAAAGATTACTTCTCAAAGGTAACTGTAACTGATACTCTAAGCCTTGATTATGATTTTCCAAAAGAAGTCACAGATTCTTTAGGAAATAAACCAGCAAGTAGTTTAGGATATGGTATTCTTACTGATGTTATCTCACAAAACAGAATCGAATCAAGAGAAATTGATTGGTTCTTCAAAATTCCAACAGTTTACAATACTACAATTGTAAAAGAACTTCCTAAATTAGAATTCTATTATGGATTTGGATTGGGAATGGACCAAACAAATGGATTAGGTAACTTTACTGGTAATGTTTTAGTAAAAACTAAAAAGATGAACATCTATGGTTTAAATATTGGAATGTCAAACCAACTTGGTCAATACAAACCATTTGTTGGGGGTTCTATGTATTGGAAAATAGGAAAAAAATAAATGGCTAAGCAAAGCTTAAAGGATATAATTAAACTTGAGTATCAGAAATGTGCTGGAGACCCTATATACTTCATGAAGAAGTACTGTATGATACAGCATCCTGTTAGGGGTAAGATTCCTTTTCACTTATATCCATTTCAAGAAAAAACATTAGACCAATTCAACGAACATAGATATAATATTATCCTTAAATCTCGACAAACAGGTATATCAACCTTAACTGCGGGATTTTCTCTTTGGAAAATGTTATTCAATCAAGATTTCAATGTGTTAGTAATTGCAACTAAACAAGAAGTTGCTAAGAACCTTGTAACGAAGGTTCGTGTAATGAATCAATACTTACCATCGTGGTTAAAACAAACAACAGTAGAGGATAACAAACTATCTTTAAGATACTCGAATGGTTCTCAGATAAAAGCAACATCAGCTGCTGGAGATGCTGGTCGTTCTGAAGCACTATCCCTTTTAGTATTTGATGAGGCAGCGTTTATTGATAAGATTGAAGATATTTGGGTATCAGCACAATCTACCTTATCAACTGGTGGTAATGCAATTATCCTTTCTACTCCAAATGGTGTAGGAAACTTCTTTCACAAAACATGGGTAGGTGCAGAAGATGGTACAAATACCTTTAATACAATCAGATTACATTGGAGTGTTCATCCAGAAAGAGACCAATCTTGGAGAGATGAACAAGAGGTACTATTAGGACCAAAAGGAGCAGCACAAGAATGTGATTGTGATTTCGTTTCTTCTGGTGATACTGTAATAGACCCTCAACTTTTAATGTTTTATAAAGAATCATATGTACAAGAACCAGTAGAAAAGACTGGGTTCGATGGAAACCTTTGGAAGTGGGAATATCCAAACTATCAGAAATCTTACATGGTAGTTGCCGATGTTGCTCGTGGTGATTCTGCCGATTTCTCGGCTTGCCATGTTATTGATATAGAAGAATCATCTCAAGTTGCAGAATATAAAGGTAAATTAGATACCAAAGATTTTGGAAACTTCTTAGTTTCACTTTCAACTGATTATAACAACGCATTACTCGTAATTGAGAACGCAAACATTGGTTGGGCAGTAATTCAACAAGTAATTGATAGAGGATATGGAAATCTTTTCTATATGAGTAAAGATTTAAAGTATGTAGATGTAGAAAATCAATTAAATAACAAATATAATAGAGAAGAAAGAAATATGACAGCAGGTTTCTCTACAACTTCTAAAACAAGACCTCTAATCATATCTAAGTTAGAACAATATGTTAGAGAAAAGGATATTACTATTCGTTCATCAAGAACAATAGATGAATTATTTACATTTATATGGAACGGCAATCGTGCGGAAGCAATGAGAGGTTATAATGATGATTTAACAATGTCATTAGCAATATCATTGTGGGTAAGAGATACTGCTTTAAGGTTAAGACAAGAAGGAATTGATTTAACTAAACAGGCATTGGGTGGAATTGGTGCACATCAATTAGATGTTAGTGGAATGGGATTTGGAGGAAACTCATCAATGGATGAAAATCCTTGGAAAATGAGAGTTGGAGATTCAAATGAGGATTTAACTTGGTTAATTAAATAATCTTATATTTATATATTAGGAGAAACAAAATTATGATATCACTACAAGAATTACTTAAAGAAGATTCACATACAGAAGAATATAATGTAGAAAATTATCACGATATAAAAGAATTCTGTGAGTTTATGAAAGAATACAAAGCAGATATAAATGAAGCTGAGTATCAAGGTAGGACGGTAAAATTGGGTAAACCAATGCAAGGTGATACCAAGAAATTCAAAGTATATGTTAAAAACCCTAAAGGAAATGTTGTCAAAGTAAACTTCGGACATGGAGGAAGTTCCGCAAAGAAATCAGGAGAAAAAACAATGTCTATTCGAAAGAATAATCCAGATGCAAGAAAAGCATTTAGAGCAAGACACAACTGTGATTCACCAGGTCCAAGACACAAAGCAAGATATTGGTCTTGTAGAAAATGGTAATAAATTAATTAATAAAGGTTATAACATAAATTAGGAAAACATGGCAGATACTTCATTTTTTGGGAGGTTAACAAAACTCTTTAGAGCACAAGCAGTAGTTACTATCGATAAAGATGGTAAACGAAAAGTGTTTGATGGTGATGAACGTCAACAAACAAACTTATCTTCTTTAAGAGATAGATACACAAAATTACAGAAATCTTTTTTTGAACAAGCGGGTGGTGCACAATCAATGGCATACCAACAAGTTCGTAGAGAGGTATTCAGAGACTTCGATGCAATGGATAACGACCCTATCCTTGCTTCAGCATTAGATATATACGCAGATGAATCAACACTAAAAAATGAATTTGGTGATACACTTATGATTCAATCTGATAATCAAAAAGTACAAGACTTACTACAAAACTTATTCTATGATGTAATGAACGTAGAGTTTAATCTATGGCCATGGGTAAGAAATATGTGTAAGTATGGTGATTTTTTCTTAGGATTAGAAGTAGCAGAGGGTAAAGGTATTGTTAATGTAACTCCTCACTCTGTTTACAATACAGAAAGATTAGAAAGAACAGACCCATCGAATCCAAATTCAGTAAAGTTTAAAATTACTGAGGACCCGAATGGAAAAGAAGAATATGAAAACTTTGAAATTGCTCATTTTAGGTTGTTAGCAGATACTAACTGGTTACCATATGGTAAATCTATGATTGAGAATGGAAGAAGATTGTGGAAACAATTATCTCTAATGGAAGATGCTATGTTAATCCATAGAATCATGAGAGCACCTGAAAAAAGAGTTTTCAAAATTGATATTGGTAATATCCCACCAACAGAAGTGGATAACTATATGCAAAGAATCATCAACAAGATGAAGAAGGTTCCTTTTATTGATAGAAATACTGGTGATTACAACTTAAAGTATAATATGCAAAACCTAACTGAAGATTTTTATCTTCCAGTTCGTGGTAGTGATAGTGGAACCAACATTGATAACCTTTCAGGTTTAGAATATGCAACTATTGATGATATTGATTACTTAAAGAATAAATTATTCGCAGCATTAAAGATTCCAAGAGCATATTTAGGATATGAAGAAAATGTAAATGGTAAAGCAACATTAGCAGCTGAAGATGTAAGATTTGCAAGAACTATTGAAAGAATCCAAAGAACAGTTGTATCAGAATTATCTAAAATTGCTATCGTACATTTATACTCACAAGGAATTCAAGATTCTGAAATGACTAACTTTGAATTAAAGTTGGTAAATCCATCTACAATTTACGAACAAGAAAAAGTAAATCTGTGGAGTGAAAAAATCAGATTAGCTCAAGATATTCAAGGTCTTAATATGTTATCTAAAGATTGGGTATATGAAAACATCTTCAAATTAAGTGGTGGTGAACAAGATGAACAACGAGTAATGATGTTAGATGATTTAAAAGATAGATTCAGATTCCGTTCTATTGAAGATGAAGGTAATGACCCTGCAATGGAAGATGAAGAACCAGATGATATCGAAGAACAAATAGAAAATATCAAACAGGAAATTAAAGATAAAGGTGGTAGACCAAGAGAAGGTAATACTTATAAAAAAGATAAACATCCATTAGGTAGAGACCCTTTAGGTGATAAAGAGAGAACAAAAAAACGTTCTCGGACTTCCGAAGATAAAGCGTTGAAAGTTATCAACGGTATTGCAGCAAAACGTAAATATTTACACGAAATGAAAGATATGTTAGATGAATCTAATATAATCGATGAATCGTAAAAATGGGTTATCTTTTATAAATTTATATTTATAATAGAGTAATTTTATATATTTGTAATTGGAAATTGTAAAAATGAAAAAAATAAGACATTCAAAATTTAAAAATACGGGTTTTCTATTCGAAATATTAACTCGTCAAATAACACTTGAAGTATTGAATGGCGGTGAAGAAAAAGCTAAAAGAATTGTAAAAGAATTTTTTAGTGGAAAAACTGAACTTGCTAAAGAACTTCGATTGATTAATTTATTAATAAATGAGAAATATAGTACAGAATCAAAAGCTGAAAAGTTTATTGATGTTGTGTTAGAAGCTCATACTAAAATTGATTATAGTAGACTAAAACGAGAAAAATTTAATTTAGTTAAATCTATTAAAGAAAACTTCGAGATTAACAATCTATTAGCTTCACCTGTAACTAATTACAAAATACTAGCATCAGTACATAAACTTTTTGAGGGTAAAAAGAATGATATCCTTCAAGTAAAAGATGTATTTGATTCCAAACAAACAATCATTGAGCATATTTCCAATGCAACTCCTTCTTTAAAAAAGAAAGAAGAAAAATTAGTTGAAGATTACCAAAAACAAGAAAAAGATTTAAGATTACTTACTTACAAAATTCTTTTGGAAACCTTTAACAAAAAATATACTAACTTAAACGATTCACAAAAAGGATTATTAAGAGAATATATTAATAATATTACTAATACATCTAAATTTGGTGACTATTTTTCTAAAGAACTTGTAAACACAATTACAGAATTGCATGGTTTACATAAAAATATGAAGGATAAGATTACAAAAATAAAGTTGAAAGAAACAATAAATGTTTTGAAAAAGCAAAAAATCGGTAAGAAAATTAACGATACACAAGTTTCAGCTTTAATGATGTCTTATGAGTTGATTAAGGAGATAAAAAATGTCAATGGAAAAAAATCTTAATAACTTTATTGAAGAACTAATTCAAGAAATTGAAAATGAATTAGATGAGGCAACTACATCCGCTAGTGTAGCTGGGTATAATGTACCTGGTGCATTTTCTGATGGTGGTGCTAAAGATAAGAAACGTAAGAAAAAGATTTCAACTCAATTTGGTATGAAGATAGTTGGAAAGATAGATGAAGAACTAAATGAAGCTAAATCTAAAAGACCAGTAAATCGTTGGTTAGAATTAAAAAACGATGAAACAATGCATCCTCATAAGAAGATGGCAATGGGTCTAAAAGAATTAAAATATCAGTTAAGAGAAACTGAAAAGTTTTTTAATTGGTACAACAAAATTAAAACAATGAATGAGTTAGATTCCAATCAGTATTGGAAAAGAACAAATAAACATATTTATAAGATAAAGGAAAGACTTATTAATATAGCAAAAACAATACAGGAAATCGAAAAATGAAAATATCAAGAAATAAATTAAAAGAAATCGTTAGAGAAGCTATGATTGAAGAAAGTGAATATCAAGAATTCTTCAAAAAAGCTTTAGAAAAAGCTGGTAAATCAATCCCATCTATGTCTGATGAAGAAAAAAAAGCATTCTTTAATAATATAGAAAAAACTTGGAAAGGTAGAGGAGCAAAAAAAGAATCAGTAGAAGAAGCTCAATCACCTGCACAGAAAGCAGCATTTCAAAAAATGTTAGATAAGAAAAAAGGTAAAGATGATGATAAGAAAGAAGAAGTTAAAGAAACTGTAACTGAGGGTAAATTCAAAAAAGAAGAAAAATCATTAAAAAACCTTCAAAATACACTAAAAATAGATTTCTCAGAAGCTATGGAATCTTTACAAGATGATGGTGTTCTTGAAGCAATGGACCATTTGGAAAATGCTATTTCAAGAATTAAAGATGTAAATAAAATATTAAAAAGAAAGTCATAATGACTAAAAAAGAATTGTATAATATCATTGATGAGGAAATCCAAAATGTAAAAATGGATAAAATCAACGAAGAAATTACAGAGTCAGATGAAAGATTGATTCGTAATTTAATTCGACAAGAGGTATCAGCAATCTTTTTTGATTTATTCAAACGAAGAAAAACTTGGGGAGCATAATGAATAAACTACTAATAGAGACAAGATTGTTCGAAGGTAAAGTAAAAGAAGATGATAGCGGAAGAACTATCGTTAAAGGTATTTTACAGAGAGCAGGTGCAGAAAATCAGAATGGTAGAATATATCCAATGGAAATTCTACAAAGAGAAGCTAAGAAATATGAAACTCTTATAAAAGAGAGACGTGCTCTTGGTGAATTAGACCATCCAGACTCTTCTGTAATCAATCTAAAGAACGTATCTCATAACGTAAGAGAGATTCATTGGGATAATGATGATTTAGTAGGAACAGTTGAGATACTACCAACTCCAAGTGGTAACATCTTAAAAGAACTACTTAAAGCAGGAATCCTTTTAGGTATATCATCAAGAGGTATGGGTTCAGTAGAACCTCTATCAGGTGGTAAAGTACAAGTAGGTGAAGATATTGAACTAATAGGTTGGGACTTTGTTTCAAATCCATCTACACATGG